TTCGCCGGTTGTTTATTGTGTTAGAGAAGTCTATTGCTCGTGCAGCTCGTTCAACAATGTTTGAGTTTAATGACCAATTCACAAGAGCACAATTTGTAAACTTAGTAGAACCGTACCTGCGTGATGTTCAAGGTCGCCGTGGTATTACTGACTTCAAAGTAGTGTGTGATAATTCTAACAACACTCCAGAAGTAATAGATGGCAATCGTTTTGTAGGCGATATCTACATCAAACCAGCTCGTTCAGTCAACTTTATTCAGCTTAACTTTGTGGCAGTTCGCACAGGTGTTTCGTTTGAAGAAATTGTTGGCCGGTTCTAATAAATAGAGAGATAGGAGAAAAAAATGGCTTTTAATGTAAATCAATTCCGCTCTCAGATGACTGGAGACGGTGCCCGCCCAAATCTATTTGAGGTGAGTATGCCGTTTCCTGGGTTTTCTAATCCAGGCGATGCACAACAGAAATTAACTTTCTTGTGCAAAACAGCTCAGTTACCTGGCACAACAGTTGGTGTAGTTCCTGTTCAATACTTTGGTCGTGAATTAAAGTTTGCTGGTAATCGCACATTTCAAGATTGGACAATTACTGTCCTTAATGATGAAGATTTCATTGTTCGCAACGCCTTTGAGCGTTGGTTGAATGGTATCAATAGTCATAGTCTTAATGTCCGTAACCCATTGGCTAATTCACCAGGAAGTTATACAGTTGATTCAGAAGTTACACAATATGGTAAACAAGGTAACACATTGAAGAAATATAAATTCTTAGGTGTGTTCCCAACAGATGTAGCTCCAATTGATGTTGATTGGGGTTCAAACGATACAATTGAAGAATTTACAGTAACACTATCCTACCAATGGTGGGAATCAGTAGATACTGGCGTGGTATAAGAAGAAGGACTTCGGTCCTTCTTTACTTTTTAGGATGATATAATATGGCAATTCAACTTTTTGGGTTTACGCTCGGGAAAAAAGACATTGTTCAGGTTGAGAAACCTGAGCAAGCTTCTTTTGCATTACCAACTGAAACCATTGATGATGGTGCGGTTACAATTACACAAAATGCTCACTATGGTACATATGTTGACCTAGAGGGTTCAGTTCGTAATGAGATGGAACTTATCACAAGATATCGTGAAATGTCCAACCATCCAGAATGTGATATGGCAATTGATGAGATTGTGAATGAAGCAATCACTCATGCTGTTGATGGCACAGTCTGTGATATTAATTTGAATAACCTTAAACAACCAGAATCAGTTAAGAAAAAGATTATTGAAGAATTTAATAACATTCAAAAAATGTTAAACTTTTCTAATTTAGCTGATGATTTATTTAAGCGCTGGTATATTGATGGTCGTATCTATTACCATGTTGTGGTAAACGATAAGAATCCAAAAGAAGGAATTCAAGAATTACGATATATTGATCCACGCAAGATTCGTAAAGTGCGTGAAATATCAAAAGACCGAGATGTAAAAACCGGTGCTCAAATTATTAAAGCAATGGCCGAATACTATGTGTATAACGACCGTGGCACGACAACACAAACATTTACTGCATCCGTAAATCAAGGTTTACGAATTGCACCTGAATCAGTTATTAATGTTAATTCAGGATTAATGGATGCAAAGAATACCTTTGTAATTTCATTTTTACATAAAGCTATTAAAGCTCTCAATCAGCTAAGAATGATTGAAGATGCTATTGTTATTTACCGCTTATCAAGAGCACCAGAACGCCGCATATTTTATATTGATGTGGGTAATTTACCAAAAGGTAAAGCCGAACAATATATGAAATCAATCATGGTACAGTATCGTAACAAGTTAGTTTACGATGCTAATACAGGTGAGATTCGTGATGAGCGTAAACATCTTTCTATGCTGGAAGATTTCTGGTTACCTCGCCGTGAAGGTGGTAAAGGTACAGAAATTACTACACTTCCACCAGGCCAAAATCTTGGTGAGTTAGAAGATGTTAAATATTTTCAAAAGAAACTGTTACAGTCTTTGAATGTTCCAATTTCTAGGTTAGATCCACAAACATCAGGTATGATGGGTGTTGGTAGAACAACTGAAGTTACTAGAGATGAGGTTAAGTTTTCTAAATTTATTGCTCGTTTGCGTAATAAGTTTTCTCGTATTTTTGATGAAGCTTTGCGTATTCAACTATCACTCAAAGGTATTTGTACCGTTGAAGAATGGGAAGAATTCAAAGAATCAATTTATTATCAGTTTAAGAAAGATAATAACTTCACAGAAATGCGTGATGCAGAAATATTGCGTGAGCGTATTAATACAGCTAGTATTATGGACCCTTTTATTGGTAAATACTATTCAACCAATTGGGTTCGTAAAAATGTTCTTCAGATGACCGAAGAAGAAATAGAAACCATGGAGGCAGAAATTGAAAAAGAAGGCAGTCAACCCGTTCTTGGAAATGGCCAAGAAGACGCTGCAGCCCAAGGGCAAGCAGGTGCAACAGAATTCGCTCCCGAAGATAACACTCAGGAAAGCAGCAGCCAGGAGTCGCTAACTCCTCAGTTGGATGATTCGGTAAATAAATATGCATTTAATAAAACTAAATAGATGATGGAGAATAATATGACAACACAAAATTTTATTGACCAGTTAGCCGCTGGCCAGGCAGCTGATGCAAAAGACACTTTATCAAATATGATATCGGCTAAAGCGTTTGAGAATTTAGATGCTCGTAAACAAGAATTAGCAGCTACATTATTTGGTAGCCAGCAAGAACCACAAGAAGAACCAGAAGCTGAATGAAATCGTTACAAGACTTTAAGACCGTTCTAGTTGAGGAAGAAAAATCAGACTATTCTAAGTTTGATGTTTTAGTTCGTGCTGGATTGGCCAATAAAGCTCAAATGCAACGCATCCATAAGATATTGGATAAAATGCAAGATGAAAGACCTAATTTTAATACAGCAGATAAAGCAATTATTCAAAACCTTTTTAATAAAATGGTTGATTTAGTAAGCAACAATAAACAAATATTTACACAAACTCGTAAAGCAGTTCGTGAAGATTTAGAAGAAGGTGTGGTTGTTAGTTCAGATTTTAAGCTTGGTAAAGATGGTCGTAAAGTAAAAGCACATCGCCGTAAAATTGGTGATGAGTTACTTGGTGAACCAGAATATGCTGAAGTTGAAAAAATGCAGAAAGAAGAAGTGGTTGAATTAACTGAAGCACATGATCCACCTTTTATATTGATATTAAAGCGTAGAGCAATTCGTTTGTATCCTGATGGAACAAAAGTTGCATTATACCGTAACGACAGATTAAATAAAGTATTTGCGGTGCCATATGATACAACTATGGATCCAGTAATTCAGGCTGAAGAAGTTAAATTAGAAGAAGCAGTTGATGCTATTGGTCAACTACAAAAGATTAAAGATACACACCAACACGGTACAGTTAATCATAAAGATAGTAGTGCTAGCAAGGTTGATGCACAAACAGCTCATGCAATATTAACCGTGCATAAGAGTTTGAATGATGTTAATAAAAAGAAGTTTGCAGATATGGTAGCAAGGTCAAGTGGCCATTTACAGAAGGCTGCAGACTTTTCTCGGAAGCACATGAAGTGAGCTTTGTTGAGCTTATTGCAAAGAATAAATTAATTGAGGCCAAAGATTTTATATTTAATCGCCTTGATGAAGTTGCAGCTGAATACCTGCAAGAAGAAAAAGGTATTGTAGGCCGTAATACATATGTTGAGGCGGAAGAAGAATTAGACGAAGCGTCAAATAACATCATTAAAATGGGGCGAATTAAAAAGATTCGCCGGCGTATTCGCAGAAATAAGCAAGGCAGAATTATTGTTCAGAAGAATAGAAGAAAGTCTGCAATTAAAGGATATAAGGTTTCAGGTAATCGTGTTGTTCGTATACCTGCAATTACAAGAATACAGAAAGCAAGAAAATTAAAAAGGTACTGGAAGACAAAAGGAAGATCCAAGTTGCGTAGAACATTACTTAAAAGAAAAATGTCTATCAGACGCCGCACATCCATGGGAATAAAATAAAATGGCATTTCAATCAGAAATCATAAACTCAGTAAAAGGACCATCAATCATTCGTGTTGCGGATGTTGGTACTGCAACTATTGCTCTTACAGATTTAAGAGCCACTCCTAATACGGAAACAGTATCTAATGCAAGTATTAAGCGTGTTACATGGTCAACAAATGGCAACATTCAAATCACTCGCAATAGTATTCCAATTTTAATGTTGCATAATTCTGGCGAAATGCGTTTTGATGATTTTGGTTATTCTTTGGCTAATAACAGTAATCAAAGTATTGCCATTACTGTTAATACCGGCGGATCACTTGTTATGGAAGTTTCCAAAACTGCAACATATAATGTTGACCCATACACAGGACAAACAGTATGAAACTAATTACAGAAACCATTGAAGAAGTTAAGTATATTACTGAAGCTAATGAGAATGGTAAAAAAAGCTTGTATATTACAGGCCCATTTTTAGTGTATGACAAACCAAATAAGAACAACCGACTATATGGTAAAGAAATATTATCTAAAGAAGTTGGTCGTTACAATGAAGAATTCATTAAAACCAATCGTGCTTTAGGTGAGTTAGGTCATCCTGATACACCATCTATTAATCTAGAAAGAGTATCACATAAGATTGTTTCGCTAGAAGATGATGGCCAAGCTTTTATTGGTAAAGCAATGATTTTAGAAACACCATATGGCCAAATCGTAAAGAGTTTTATTGATTCTGGCGTTAACCTTGGTGTATCTTCCAGAGGCATGGGTTCTCTTACTCAGACAAGAGAAGGATACAACCTGGTACAAGATGATTTCCGATTGGCCACAGCAGCTGACATTGTAGCAGATCCATCTGCTCCAGGTGCATTTGTTAATGGTATCATGGAAAACAAAGAATGGTTATTTGTTGAAGGTCGTTTCGTAGAGGCCGACATAGATTCAGCAAAAAGACAGATTAGACAAGCATCACGCAAAGATATAGAGCAGGTTGCGTTAAACCTGTTTGAAAATTTCATCCGAAAACTTTAATTTTATAAATAGAAAATCATAAGGAGATTCCTAATGGCATCAAATAAACTATTCGAGGCAGCAGCAGAAATTCTTGCAGGAAGCAAGAGTGCCGCACCAGCTATGCCTCCACAACACTTAGACGCTGAAATCGTTGACTTAGGTGGACCAAAGTATAACACCTATAAATCAACAGACGATAGCGCTAAAATTGACGCTACCAAAGCTGCTAAATCAGCTACGGCGCCAACTACAAAACCATCAGCTGCTTCTCCTGACACTCAATTAAAAATGAACAAAGAAGAAGATGAGCAAGCGCAAGAAGAAGAAGTTATTGCTGAAATGCACGGTGATGAAGCCGAAGATAAAGCAATGATGAAAAAAATGAAG